CAAAGGGACTGAGCGCCCAACAGGTGGCACTTGGCGTAGGGAACGTCCGAACCGGCACCGGCGTCGGTGCCGTTGGTGACCATCTCGAATTCGTGGATAGCCACGTCGTCCCAGATGTAGTCGGCGTCGGCGAAGATGGGGTTGTCCCGGCCACGTTCGCGGGCCTCGCGAGTGGCTTGAAGAACCTCGGAATCGCGCTTCCAATCGTACATTACGTCTGGATGCACCAGAAGCACGTAAGCCTTTTTCCCGCCAGCCATGACCGGGCGAAGCGGAATCTGGGAGCGGGCACCGCCGGTCAAGGCCCATGCCTTAATCCAACTGACCATCTGCGGGGTCAGCTTGGAGTCAGCCGCAGTAAGGGCCGTGGTCGCGGTGGCTTCGGTGGTGGTGCTGGTCACGGCGCTGGAGGTCTTATAGAAGAACTTGGTGCAGGAGCTATCCAGGGCGTCCCGGCACAACAGGTCGATCTTCTCAGTGCCCCAGTTCAACAGCGCAACACGCGCCTCTTCGGGGATGGTGAAGCTGGCGCGGTGCCAACTCATAGGCTCGGCGGCGCTGACCGCCTGGCGATACCGCTCCAGTTCCAGGCTGAAGTCGTACCAGGAAAGCGCAACTTCTTTACCCTCAAGGGTCTGGCCGGAAACCACGCCGGGGTTGGTGTCGGCGTCGATGCGGGGGACCAGGCCAAAGGTGATCTTGTCACCGGACCGGGTCTTGGTCTTCCCCTTGGACATTAGGTTCGTCTTGACCTGGACCACATCGTTGCTGGACGAGAGGTCGTAGGTCGTGCCGGGGGCTACTCTGAACCCCTTGTGAAGCTTGGAAATGCCCTGCCCCAAAAACTTGGAGAAGAAGCCACCAAGCATGGTGTCTCGAAAGAGTTCCGCCTCCCACTGCTGCTTTCGCAGGCTGTCGGAGGTGGTCATGGAAGTCTGAGCCATGTCTCGGTCTCCTATTTATCCGGCTATGCTCTGCCGGTAGCTTTGCGTAGTTGGTCCAGCGACATCCCAAACGGATCGCCGCCGTATACCGTGTCTTCCTTGGACGCATCGCCAGTACCGCCGTTCATGGCTTGGCTGTTCGCGGTCCGTTCGATCTGGTCCAAAACCTTCCCAGGCTTGCTCTTGAGTTGAGCGTTTTCCTGTTTCAGCTTTTCGACCTCTGCCTTTAGCGTGGCGTTTTCCTTGTTGAGAACCGCTCGCATCTTCAGGTTGTGGACGATGGCCGGGTCTACCTGCCAAGGCTGGGCCTTGAACCCGTCGATAGCCCCGTCTTCCACACCGTCTTCCTTGAGAAGCGCCGCGATGTCGTCAAGAGAATCCGCCAGGTCGGGGATAAACTGCTCTATGGCCTGCTTGTTCTTTCCCAGGCTCTCCAGTTGCTTGACGATCCGCTGTTGCTCTGCCGCCCTTTGCTTGCGCTCGTTCAGATGTGCCAGTTGCTCTTGGAAAGCAACCGGGTCTGTCATGGCAAGATCGTTAAGGCGTTCACGCTCGGCAGCCTCGTCAACAGGGAGGGTCGCCTGAATGGCTTTTAGAGACTCGCGGGCCTTGCGCAGTTCCCCTATTTCGTTGCCTTGTCGGCCTATTTCGCTGTCTTTGTCCTTGAGCCGCTGTTGAAGCTTTTCCCACTCGGACTTGGATACCTTGAAGTCTTCTTCGCCGGTTTCAGTGGACGCCTCAGGGACTTCGGGTTCCTTGGTGGCCTCCGCTGCCGCTCCCTCGGTAGGTTCCCCTGGGGTGTCCGTTCCCCCTTCGGGCGAATCGTCCATCTGCGGGAAGAAATCAACCATTTCGCGGCTTTCCTCTTGGGAGTGTTCCGCTTCGGGCATTAAACTCTGGCTCCTGCTACTTTAATGGTGGATTTCGGGGAAGAACCGCCGGTCATCGCGCCAACGTTGCCCCGAATGTATTTAACCGGCTTGTAGACCACGTGAACCGTGGCCCCAGCCGCCGTGGTGTTGGTGTGGAGGTCGAACCAAGTGCTGTTGTCCAGGCTTCCCTGGAAGACGTCGCTCACCGCAGTGGGCGTCCCGGTGTAGCTGAAGACAACAGTGAACCTGCTGCACATGAACGGGAGCACATAAGTGGTCCCGGCTCCACCGGCAGCCGCGACAGCGTTGATGATGGTTTGCTGCCCGAACTCCCTGTTGTTGGTGTTCTGAATTTCGGTGAAGGCCATTTACTGAACTCCCTGATTGTTGCCATGCTGGGCTATCTGAGCCTTTTGGATTTCGGTACTGTATTTCATCTGCTCCCGCTCAAATTCCTGCTGCTGCTGCTGGGCAATCTGCTCCAGAATCTTGTTCTTGTTGGGAAGCGGGGCGAAGTCGATAATCGCGGTGGGCGGAATCGGGATGCCCTTGGAAGCCATGTCCAACAGCAACAGGAAATTGCCCATCATGGCGCTGGGGCTTTCCTGGGACTCGCTAACCACCACATCGTATTGAGAGAGGTCTTTCTCTTGTAGAAGCTTGTGAATCTCGGCGGGGTCGTACTCGGAGATTTTCTGCCCGGCCAGTTCTCCGCCCTGCTGGGCCTCGTTGCCCAAAATCCGCATGATGCGCTCGGCTGAGTAGTACCTCTGGATGTACGATACCAGAATTCTGCCCAGCTTTTTCTTGGCAAAACTCAGGTTGTCAAACAGAAAGTCGTTGCCAATAAGCTGCTGGACTATCTTCTGGCGAAGCGCGACACCGCTGTCGTTTTTGCTCTGGCCGATCATCTCCAGGTTGATGTTCATGATCTCGCGCATGTCGTTGTTGAACATCTCGATAGCGGCCACAATCTCGGCAGGGAATCTCTGCCCCTCCACCTTTTCCGGGGGCTTCTTTACATCGTTCAGCTTGATGTTGAAGCCAGGCGTAGAAGCGAACCGCTCCCACTGCTGGCGCTCGCGCTCCGAGGGAAAGGTTTCGTTGTCGTAGAACCAGCCGTAGTTGGCTACTTTATTAATTATATCAATAAACTGGCTATAGGACTTGTTCACCAAAAGCTGGAGGTCTTTGACGCCCCTGATCTTGCCGTGGAACCTGCCGTTGCGGTACTTGGCGTAGACCGGAATGACGTGGAAATCGTTGTAAGCCAGGTCGGGGTAGTCGTCTTCCAGAAGCTTGTCGCCCGCGATTCTCGTGACCCTCATCTTGAAGATCACGCGGGGAATGGCCCGGATGCCGGGGATGGTCTTGACCGCCGCTAGGTCGCTCTTGCTCCATCCGTTGGCGGCGAAGTAGAAACCATCGTCCGGGTTTACCAAGACGTGGACCCGGCGGTGCTCCTTTTTCCACACCTCGATCATGCGGTACTGCTTGCGGTCCACGTTAACGAAGTCGTCTTCCCACGAAGACGTGGAGGCCTCCCCGTGAACCATCCCGCCGTAATCGGCGTCGTACTTGTGCTTGAATTCCTCCCAGTCGGTGCCCTCTGGTTCCACCTCGACCTCTGGATACATCTCCTGGAGCTTGTTCTTGCTGTACCACTTTGATTTAACTAAGTAATCACAGTCGGATAGGTCCACCTTCTCGTGGGGGCCGAACATTACGTCATCCCAGGGAAAACGCTCTACCTTGATGTCCCCCAGAATGTTAGTGGTGAAGTCCATGTAGACGTTGATGACACCACGGCCCGCAACCACGGAGTCCTCGAACACACAGCTTTCCTCGCGGCCCCAGTAGCACTGGTCCAGCAAGTTCTTGGAAACCATGTTGAGAACATCCGCAACCACTTGGTCGCCGTTCTCGTTGGGCAGGTACTTAATATCAGTGCGGTTTTGGCGCTGATACCCCACAAGATTGTCAACTTTTGACTCCACCTTGTTGACGGTCACAGCCGCCCGCTGCTGGCGCTCAAGATGGTCTTTGGTCGATTGGTCCCACTGCTTGTGGGTGTAGAGATCGTCGGCCTCCCGCCCCTCTTGGAGGCTGGCCTGCTCCCGGTCCTTGGCCTTGTGGTAGAGGTGCAGGCACTCCATCACCAGCTTTTTGTCGTCTACCTTGCGGTCCGGTAGGCCGGGGTCGTACACCCCACCCAACTCGTGGGTGTGGCCGTCCGCCTCAAGCACGAACCATCCCGCTTCGGACCCTGCTTGCTCGTTGGTAATGGGATCGAAGGCGGCCTCTTGGGCCTGGCGTAACTCAACTTGGTGGCGGTGACCCTTGGCGACAGAGGTGATGCCGACAGCGCTGCCCATCTGATCTGGGTCGGTCAGATAGGCAAAGTGTACGTGCTGGTTGCCAACCTTGGCTGTTCTTACCAGTTCGGGCATGGGCCTCCTTTATCGTTTATACCCCTAAACTTTTTTCGTGTCAACAACAAAGTTAGCCACGCCTAATTATGCCGCCATCCAACCGTTGGGCGCTTCGGGGGTGCCCCAGTCGTCCTCGTCGTCAACCACGCTGGCGCGTCTTTTGCGGTAGATACGATCAGGAGAGTCAAGAGTAAGCAACAAGGCATCGGCATCGTTGGGGCTTCGGCCCGCCTCCAAACGCTTCTTCATCCGGGCCTTGGACTCCACCTTCATGCGCTTGCCATCGGCCTCAAACTTGGGGCTCCAAAGCTCTTCTTTCAAAAACTGGTTGTCTGGAATAGAAATCGACCCGTCTTGAAAAACCTCCCTGGCCTTCCACCACAACTCAGCGCGCTTATTTGCGAACTTCTCTTCGTTCCGTGCCTTGTTCCTGACGTCAACCGGCCTGACGTTGTAGTTCAATTCCTTGAGCCGGTAGTAAACCCCCGCCCCGATACCCACAACATCAACGTACAAGACGTCAAGCTCGTGGTCGTCGAACAGAGAAGCCGCCCAGTAGGCAACCTCCATCTGGTCGGGGCTGCTGTAGTGCTCTATGGCCTCCACCTTGAGGCCGTGGCGCACCAACAAAGCTGTGTTGTCGCCGCCCCCGCCGGGGTCCAAACCCCCGATCTTGGGGTCGTACTTGTCTACCTCGATGGGCCTGTTAACCGCCGCCATTACCCAGTCGTAGGGAATCAGCGTGTCGGGGTCGGCCTTCGGGGGCAAACCAAGAACAAGAGTTCTGAAGGTGTTGGACTGCCGCCCGTACTTCTCCTCCATGTCCTTGATGTGCTGCTTGGATACGTTCTCGCTTTCCTCGGCGTTCCACCGCAAATTCAACCACTTGTGGCTAAATTTCCCTATCTGGCTGTCAACCGCGAATCCCGTACTTTTAATTGGGTTGAATACCAGCAGTAAAAAGTTACACAAGCCCGTCAGCGTGCCCTCAAGCGGCTTAAACACCGGCTCCAGCACACCCGCCGCCTCGTCCACGATAATCGCCATATAGGGCGCGTGGTAGCCGTACAGCGTGCGGGCCTGCGCGTCTGGGTCGTCCTTGGGGTTGGCGGTCTTGGGAAAGGCGAAGTTCTTGGAAGATGGGTCTTTAATGTAAATCTTGTCGCCCTGGATCATCACCTTGTCCCTGACATAGGGAATCACCAGGAAGTTGCCGTCATTGTCCCGCCGGTAAAGCCACCGGCTGACCTCAGACCACAAAACCGTCTTCAACTGGTCACTGGTAGGAGCCGTACACGGGATAAGAACCTCGTCGAAGCACACCAAAAACCACAGGATAAACCACGACAGCCAAGCGTCCTTGCCCGGACCCTGCCCGGACATGATGCTCATGCCCACCTTTTCGGAAAGCTTCTGCTGCTCCGCCGTTACCGGATACCCGTAGCCCACAAGCTCCTTGGCGGTCACCAGGGCACTGACCTGATCGCAGGCGTCCCTCTGCTGCCCGCTCATCCGAAAACCAGTCGCCCCGTTGATACCCAGCGCCTCTTCCACAAAAGACGCCATGCTGCCCTGCCAGCGCGACACAATAGGCAAAAACGCCTGGGTGGCAGGGCTTAACTCCTTTTCAGCGGCCCGATCCTCGCGCATCTCCGCCTTGCGCTCTTCGCGAACAACAGCCTGCTCCGCCTCAGGGCTAAAACCAGCCTCGGTCAACACCAGGCTCACATAGCTATTGCTGCTGCCAACCTTTTCAGCTATCTCCGCAAGCGAACGGCCAGGCTTCAACTTCCAAAGCTGGACGATCTTCCGCTTCTTGGACCACGGCTTCGTCCTGCCGTCAGGCTTCTTGGGCTTACGTGCCAACTATCCCCGCCTACACAACTCAAGATCAAAAACAATAAGCCCAACCATGATCAGGCTGAAAACGTTGAAGGCCAACGTCCCGTAGTCGCCCACAACCACCATCGTCACCCCACTCGCCACGGAAAATAGACCGAACACACCCAAAACAAGCAGAATAATCCAATACATCACGCGCTCCTTACACACTGCGATAATCCACAAAAACAACCGGGCCGGGGGCAGGAATAAAACCACCCCACTCGCCTGCTATTTCAGACACCGGCACCACTCTGGGCATGAAGGCGTGGAAGGCCCGGTCCCAAACAAGAGACTCCGCCTGCAACCCGTTCAAGCCGGACCACACGCGGCATACATCCCAATAGTCGCAACCGTCCGCCCTAAGCCACCAGTACCCTGGGCGGTCGGGCGTTACATGTAGGTCGCCCACCATAACCTCCGCCAAAGACGCAGAACCTCGCACTCCGCGCAATCGTCAAGCGGGATCCGCCCGTGCTCGCACACCTCGCCGTAGTAGAACTCATCCAAATTGCCGTCCCAGGCTATAGTGCTCATATTGCCGCCTTTTCGCTAATTGTTGCCGGCTTCATGGGTATAACCCCCGCGATCCGTGGCACCAACACGGCAATGTTGCCGCATTAGACCCTTTGTTTGACACGGGTTTCAGAGGGTGGCGAATCAATATTGGCCCCCCCCCACCAGGGACCACCGGGGGTACCCCCCCCAGGGGGCCTGGCCAGCGGCGAGCACTCAACGCCTGCACACCATACATGTGTGCGGTCGCATAATGTGCTTTATGTAAACC